ATCAACAACAGTCAGGACCGCGTCATCGCCTGCGCTATTTGTGACCGTGTTATTAGTGGGGTCATATCCAAGATCTACATCAACCGACAGGCTGGCAGGGCTGACGTTGACCCATTCGCCAGAGCCGCTGTCATAAGCAAGAACTTGACCGTCAGCAATGCCGCTAATCGTGACATCAGTTAAATCGGTAATGCCAATCGCCTCATCACCAGCAATCGGCAGCCATTGAGTGCCATCCCAATAAAGGAGCTGTTCGGTTGCAGTGTCCCAAAACAAATCACCGGGCTTGTTGTCATCCGTCGGCGGTGTATCGCCGCCAGGGACCTGCGCTGCACCACCTAACCCGACGACATTCCCGTCTGCATCTTTTGTATAAAGCTTCCGGTCCTTAAGGTTTACCGCTAACTCGGCAATCTGTAAGTCATCAGCCAAAGGGACCTTCCCTTCAACGCTGGACTTCTTGATTGTGATGACGGTCATTGGCTATCGAGCGCAGATTGCGCCTATGGAGGCGTAACTAAATTCTAAAGCCTAGAAATCGCCACCATCAATAACGTCATTGTTTTTCCAAGCTCCCGAATCACCGTCGAATTTCAACAGCTCACTCGCTTTTAAATTTTCTAGATTTACATCAAGCAAATCGTTTAAATAACTGGCGCTGCCGCCACCCCCTCCGCCGCTTGCACCGGCATCGATATGAATCCAGCCCTGGGTTTCATTAACGCAAAGTGCCCAATCACCAGGCGTGTGGTTAATGCTGTTTAAGTCCGGTTGAGTCATAGCATTGCCACCGGTCTGGCAGATGAAATACATACCCGAAAACGCATTGCTAGAAGTAGGGAATGCTTGGCCTGCTTCAATTCCTTCACTGGTCCCAATGTCAGTGACCACAGTGATCTTGTCCGTGCTGGCGTCGTAGGAGCCACCCCATCGCAAGTTATTCGCTTGCAATGCTCCAAAACCAACAGGAAGCCATTGCGTACCAGCCGAACCGCGCGCATAAATGCGCAACTGCGCCGTGCTTGGGGTGTACCAAAGCATTCCAAGAAACTCGCCGTCAGGCTGCGTTTCCTGCATGTAACAGGTGGTGTAATCCGAGAGGTTTTCAGCATCAATGCAATCCGGCCCTAAAACGGCTGGATCTAATAATCCACCTTCAATTTGATCAGCACCAATGTTTGGAATGTCCGAAGCTGTAAGGGTATTTCCAGTGATGACGTGCCCATATTTATTAACGCCAACTTTTGTGTAAGTGCCTGGAGTAACGCCAGCCGTGCTGTGCGTTACCGAGCCATCACCAGCAATGTCCAGGGCAGTATTGCCATCGACATCAATGGCAGGAACAATGACAGCGCCTGGCGTGGTGCTAGTCGCTAAAGGAAGGTCGCCAGGCTCAAGATCTGCACCTTGAGTAACTAAACCGTGAATGTCATAAGTAATTTTTGTCTTAGTAGCCTCAGCAACAAGGTTGTTAATAAAGAGTGCGCCAGTACCGGAGACACCCAAGCCCTCATCGGCTGGCACTGAAACAGCACCAACAACGGTCTCTGTTGCCAACGGCAGGTCTTCTGGGGGGATTGGATCTGAAGCCCCGGTTATCAGGCCTTGGTCATCCCATGAGATGCCCGCCTGAGTACCAGCACCAGGCGCATTAGCGATACCGACCTTGTCATCTTTAATGTCAAGCCCACGATCAAACGCTCCTGCATCAAACTTTGGCCCTGTTACAGCACCGTCTTTGATTGCATCTGTCTCAATAGCATTTGGCCCAATTTGAAGAGCGCCAATTGCATTGTTCGCAATGTGCTCAGTATCGATTGCATTAAGGGCAATCTTTGGCCCAGTGATGCTTCGATCAATGACAGCAGGCGTATCAACGGACAAGTCAGCTAGCTCATCCGCTCCTACCGCTGATGTAGCGATGTTATCGGCCGTGATCGTGTCTAGGGCAATCTCGCCATTTAGCCCGCCGATAACTGAATTCTTTTTGAGCTTCCCTCCGTCAACAGTGTCGTCTTGAAGCTTGTCGCCTGAGATCGTTCCCTCAGGAACGTACTTGAGCCCTGCAACCGTTAAATCAGCAACGGTGACCTTTCTGGTTTCATTGGCTGATATATCGGCAACAGCTAAAACGTCAGCGGTAGCGACACCAGCCCCTGAGAGCGGATTAAGCTGAGTGATTTTCTTATCAGCCATTGACGCTTAGCGCAGTTGTATCTATCCCAGTTTAATCAGTGTTCTCTAGCTGCATTCGGCCAGCCGTCGCACCCTCCAGTTCAATCACGAATTCGTCTTGTTCAAGCTCGACAAACTGCGGGATAATTCCTTCTTGCAAGGTGATTGGCCCGCTGGTAACAAAATCGATGGTCGTGCTGACAATTTGGTCAGGCGACACGCTGACCGCCACATTGGTAACAATGCAGGTCTCGCTTTCATACCAGACCGAACGTTCGCGCCCTGAATCCTCGGCGTAGATATAAAAAAGCCCATGGAAAGCGGCTCCATGCACTAAACGCAAACACAACCGCGCCAAATAAGCTGAAAACTCACCCGCGTATAAATCATCCCCTTCGCCGCAAGCACAATCATCTGGCTTATCCCAAAAACACTCAATCTGCCCTTGGCCATCGATTAAACCTGACTCATATTGGCGACGAAATTGAGCACCAAGATTTGTCGTATCAATAGTTTCGCGTGATGTTGTGATCTGATAGCTAGTAATCTGCGCCAAGCATCGGTCGTCATTACCATCAACAACGCGAAATGATGTCTCTTGCGATTCAGATGGTATTTTTAATGGAATGGAATTACTCTTGTTACCACGTACTGAGTCTGAAAAGGTGTTATACAAACGCATCCCACCAGCTGCGTCTACATGAACGTATCGAGTAAATGAATCATCAACGTCAACGTGATCAATCCAATTTAAATCAGACCCATCGGTTGTTCTGAGTTCAAGGCGATCACCTGTAATAAATTGCTCATGAGCAAAATCCACAGAAAAACGATTTGGTAAAAGACTTATATCTGATGCGTCTACAAGCGAAATGAACGCTTGATCAGAACCTTTGCGAGACAGCAGAATGCGGCCTTGGTTGCCAAGAAAAACAGTCATTAGGCGCGGTTAATTAAAGGCTGGCCAGTTGCTTCAAATGCCACATCAAGCGCAACTAGCTCCCCGACATTGCTGCCAAAGTTAATGCTCGTAAGGTTGGCCGCTAGATCTATGAAGTCTTTAACATTGCCGGGCTGGCTTTTATCATCAATAAACAAACGCAAATAGCAGGTAATTGATTCATCTGCTATCAAGTTTGGGGGTAGATAAGAGTCACTCTGGCTTTTGGTGGTTGCACGGAGCAGTGCGTGCAAAAACCAGCTAGCAGAATTGTTCTCTGGGGAGGCATTGCTGCCAGGCTCTGTGACCGCAAAATCTGTGTAATAGAACAGCTTTAGCGTTCCGGTAGTTGTCCGCAGGCCATAGACAGACGACTTGTCGTAATCACCCAGCGTTGTGGTGTTAAGGAGTTGCGCTGTCGTTGATAGCGTCCAGCTTGTGACTTTGGTGTCTGTCGTTTTCCAGCCTGAACCTTTTTCATTGTCTGCAGACCCATCGACGACACCAGCCTTGCCAAACTGAATCCCGCCTGAGTTCCCTGAATAAAATGGCATCGACCCTAAATAACTCCCTTTATTTTAAGCACTGCTTGCACCTTCTAAATATCCACGCAAATTCACGCTGACTGTAGTTCTGCCAGGGAACACGCTCGTGAATTCTGGGGGCTGTGAATACCGCCACCGCAAAACGGGCCTTGGATTCCCTACGGGGTTTTGCGAAATTTGGTAAGACATGTCGACGTTTTGAATGCCTTTCATTTGGCCCTCGAGATCCACATAATCAGCATTCCCCTTTTCGTCTCGACCGCTCATGACCTTGTTGTAGTTGTCCATGATCAGCCAGGCATTGTCGTCTGAGATATTTGCAAAGGTCATCGACAACATGCAATCAACTGACTTCACCCCGAATTGAATCGTAGTTACAGCACCGTTTAACCCTTGGAACTCACTCTGCGGATAAACACCTGGCACGAATGAACGAGAGGTGGGGACAAGGTTTGCCGGAAAGATATGCGCAGTAGCCATTAGCTTTCTTGGTCCTCAATGACAAAATCATTCTCGCCCCACTCTAAGAGTTTCATTTTTTTGTTTTTTGCTAAGGGCACATAGCTTGCAGCGATCTCTACAAAACTTTCCTCGGTGTAAGCAATGGATTCGATTTTATAGATGCGGGCCTCACTATTGTTTTTCCTAACCGTAAATAAACAGCCATGAAAACTGGTGTCTGTTGCTTTGCCATCACTAATCGACATTGATCCTGATTGCACTTCAGTCATTCCAGGTTTCCAGTAGTAGACATCAACACGATCAGACTGCAAGTTGATGCCTTGGTTGACCTGCACTACACCCCCTGGCGTGACAGAACCTGTCCTCAAACGTTGCTCATAACCACGATTGCGTTCTTGGTGCTGAATGCTTACCGCAACACGTATGTAGTCTCCGGGCGAAAGGCTATGTGAAGCGTCAGGGGTCGTCTCAAACGAAATACTGTGATCAATCGTCTGACGCGTCCGCAATGCGTATTTTGCAAATTTAATTACGTGATCTCTGTCCGTGCAAAATTGCGTCAAATCAAACACCTCGACAGGATCACGGAAATACCCCCCTTGACTGTCTGCCAACCGAACACGAGTGATTCGAGTTTCTGGGAAGTCGTCTTTTTTCTCAAAGCGCCATTTCAATTCAGCGGTGAATAACTGACGTTCTTCAGGTGACAAGAAAGTCGTTTTGAAATTTCTGATATTCCCGTCAGTGAATAACGCCTCTATTGGAAAAGTTGGACTGCCTGGAGTGGCATCAAAGTCAATGGTGTAATCACTTTTAAAAGGCACCGCCGGATAAAGACTGAACTGACCGCCGAGAATAGTAAAATCAAGAAGCTGAAATGCTGCTTGTTCAAATAAAAAGCTACGAACGTTTGTTTGGCCTGAAATGATCCCATCCCACCAAAGATGATTTGCATTGCAAAATTCAGAAGCAATATTGAATCGATCGTCTGAGACTGACGCCTTACCAATAAATTCTCCGACCCCGTACCGACGATTTGTAAGTAGATCATATGCAATTTCTGGAAATATATTTGTGCACCGCTCAGGCTCTCTTTGCGAATTTACAAATTTTTTAACGCGGATTCCTTCAAGAAAGTAAGCCGAAAAATTGCTAAATGTTGCCACCTCTCTGGAAGACCGGCAAATCAAACCCGCATGTGCCAGATGCTCGTATTGTCGATTTTCGTGCTGATTCCATGTATCACTATTTTCGATGTATTCATTTAACCAGGTAATTCTATGCTCAGGTTCGTTCGCATGGCTGGACGTATCTGAGTCGTAGTACCAAAAATCTTGCAACAGATTATTTGGGTTTAAATTAGGCAAATCATCTTCTCCCGTAGCAAAAATAAAGTTTGACATTAGATATTCTTCCCGTAGGCGAACTGTCTTTCCTTTAATCCAACATTCAAAGCCTCCATCGCCGCTTACTCGTTCATAACCTGCACGGGCATTTAACAAGTAAACATCTTTATCTTTATAATTGTTATTTGCAATCCACGCATTACCACAAACAGGGATAAAACGGAACTCATAAAAATCTTTAACTGGAAGCTTGATTAAAATTTGATTGTATTGAGGCTGAGCAGATCGACCATGTACTGCAAATAATTCCTCGTCACTCCACTCAAACCAATCCTCATTGTCTTTTCGAATCTCCATGCGAAATAACGAAACTCGGTCGTAATAGGTGTTCATGGTTCCCATTTGGAACCCTTGCCCTTCCTTGGCAAAATCGTCTGGCAAATCTTTGTTTGTAAATTGCGAGACGTTAGGGAAACCATTTACCTGCCTATAAACCGTGCTTTTAAATCCAATCTCTACATAATCCACCATCCGGGTGGTTCCTATTGCGCCAATTGCGACTTTTTGAATTGGGCAATGCTTTTCGTTATAAACGTCTTGGTCATCATCGACTCGAATGTATTTGTCGTCGACCAAATCAACTTTGTATTCGTCATTACGCTCAAACGTATATTTGACATCGCCGCTAACGCCAGGCTCAAACGGCTGGCCGCTCCCGCCTTTGGTGGCATACCGTTCTTTACATGTATAAATATCAGTACCAATCAAATACATTTCCCCTACGTCTAACGCGTCGTCGGCTTCGCTTTGGCTTTGCTTAATAGCTTGTATGCCCTCGCTTAAACCACCAATCTTTTCAGCAATACTATCGTTTTCGTAAACAATGCTTTTAGTTCTTAATTTTCCACTGGAATCAAAATGATCTTTGACCTTTCTATCTGGATTTGAGGCGTCATTGCTGGAAGCCTGAAAAATTTTGTCAGAATCGTTGTCCTGAATTTCATAAATGTAATATTTGCCGCCGTCTTCTCTTTTCATTTTTGTGCGACCTGCATGGTACCCAACAGTGTGCTTCCGTCTGGTTCCATAAATCATTTCCTTTTTATCCTTGTCTCCATCACCTTTGCCAGGCCACTGAAACGGATATTTCCAGCCTTGGCCGTTTCTTATCGGTGAATACTGGCCAAATTGGACAGACTGGCTTGGGGTTAGCGTCCCGCAAAACAACATCCTTGTTGGCTTCCCATCGTTCGGGATGTCATTAAAAAATGGCTTTATACCTGCATCGCCTGTCTTTCGTGTTCCCTCTTTGTATTGCATCCCATCACCATTAGCGAATGGTGCATTTCGGTCATCTCGTGCCCGACCTCGGTTAAACCAAAGTGAGATTTTTGGGGCGCTATAGGTCGACAGCTTGCTTTGACCAAAGGCGAAACCCTCGTAGTTTGGGTCTTCATCAAGCTTGCCAGCACTAAAAAGCATCAGTGCTCGCAACTCTTGGTAGGTTGCTGAATTTCGCATCCGAGACCACAGCATCTGTGACTCCACACGGACACCGCCATGGCCGTCATAGCGTCGCGTGTAAATCAAAGGGACAAGGCTCCCTAACGTCG